TTAGAATTATTAATTTATTTAGATTGTAAAGGAAGATTTACACGAAACGATTTTATCAACGGGGTTTATACATACTCGTGGGATAAAGCAAGATGGGACAGGTTAAGAAGCGAAGGTTGGATAGATGTGTGGAGACATCGTAACAGAACTACTATAATGTATTCTGTATTTAAAACCTCGTGGAAATGTTCACAAATGATAAGTAGGATATATCGTATCCTATTAGGTGAGGAAGACTTACCCACTTCAGAAAGAAGTGTATTTTATAAGAATAAATCATATACAGATAAAGTTTACAATAAAGCTATTGATGATATGATAAAAGATAAAGATAGGTAATGGGATTTAAACTAGGTACAAATAGAGGTAATTATGCTGTAGGTGGTGAGATCAAAACAAAAATGCGTTTTGGTAAGCAATCTGGTGGTGAAGGATCTGTACCTGGAACACCTGTTATTAGAGTGCCTTTAGACGAAGGCATCATGGGAGAAGCAAATATGGATGGTAGTATATATGTTAATGAAAATATAATACCTGGCAGTGAAGAAGATAGACAGGTGATAAATCATGAGATGAGACATGCAACTGACATGAGAATAGGTAAACTAAAGTACGATGATAATAGTGTTACTTATAACGGAGAAAAGTTTGCTAGAATGAACATTAATGGTGTAGACTCTATACTAGTAGATGGCGAATGGAAAGAAGCAGGTGATCATGATTTCCCATGGGAAGACGACGCAAACAACGGAAACAAACAATAAAATATGGCTATATTAACAACAATAGGAGGTGTACCTTTATTTACAACAGTACAAGAAGCTTTAAGCTGGGCAGCTGGAAACAATTGCACCGGTTATCACACTCATAACCATCAAGGGCAAACTGGATTTATGGGTTGCTCTGGACACTTACAAGCAACTGGTTTACCAGCAAATTCAAATGCACCTGCGCAAGCATCACCACCGCAAGCATCACCATCGCCAAGTAGTTCTAGTGGCGGAGGCGGAGGCGGTGGATATTAAAAATTAAATTATGTTAGGTAAACTATTTTCAGGAGGAGCTGCTGATCTCGTAAAAGGTATAGGTAGTGTTGTGGACAATATACACACATCAGGAGAAGAAAGATTAGAAGCAGAAAGAAAAATAAAAGAATTAATTGCTAACTATGAGGTTGAGATGGAAAAAAACATCACGAGTAGATGGGAAGCAGATTTAAAATCAGATTCATGGCTGAGTAAAAATGTTAGGCCATTAGTATTGATTTTTTTAATAATATGTACTATGTTGTTAATATTCATAGACGCAGGTACAATCAATTTTGAAGTCAAATCCTCGTGGGTTGACTTATTACAACTAGTATTAATAACTGTGATCGGCGCTTATTTTGGTGGTCGATCATTTGAAAAAATAAAAAAATAAAATTATGGGACAAAATTCAACAGAGGTAGCTTATCAGTTTGGTCAATTTGGGTCTGCTCTTTCACAGTTGGCAGGTAAAACTATTACAGCGCCTGAAGGTCATGTTATCGTGGCTATTACGTTTTTAGATGAAACTTCGCTTAGCTCTTTAATAGCAGAAGATCCAACAAAACATATGAATACAGCTGCAGCTGCTCACACAGGTGAATTTACTAGACAAGTTAACCAAGGTAGTAGTACTACAAATCAAATTAAATTTGATGATGGTTCTGGAAACCCTATATCAAATGCTACAGCTGGGTGTCAAGTTGGTGATCATGTTTATGATAGTGACGGTATTTTACATGGAGTAGTAGTAGCGTTAGATCCGAATGGAAACGACACTTCTGAAATCCAAATAAGCAATAGTGTTGCTATTACAGACAACGAGGTTTTACACTTTTCATCTAAAGCCCTTGCAGTTGGTGGTGGTGGTCAACAGTTAGCATCCGCTGATAGATTTCCAAAAGGATTAACTATTTATGGTAGATGGACTTCTACTTCAATACAGACTAGTGCACCTACAGCTGGTATAATCTGTTATTTCGGTATATAATGTTAGGATTAGGAAATAGTTTATTGACAAGCCTATCTTCTGAAGATGCTTTAGCACCATCAGATATAAGTGGATTAGATGTTTGGTTTAGAGTTAACACGGGTATAGTTGCCGCGAGTGGTAATTCAACTACCGATGGCAATATGGCAGATGGTGAGGATATTAATTCATGGGCTGACCAATCTGGAAACGATAGACACGCTACTCAGACTCAAGCTAGTAAAAAACCTCATTGGGAAACTGATGCTGCTGATTTTGGTGGATTAGTATGGCCTGACGACACCGCGGATACACACATGAATATGGCTACTAACGTAGGAGGTAACTCAGATAATATTGCGGCGAATGAAGATTTTACCATTATGATAAGGGCAAAAATCACGGCTTTTGACACTGTTAACGGGTTAATAGGTAGTGCCGCTCAAAACGTGATCAAATGGAATAACAATAAAAAAGTAACGACGTTAATAGGTGGATCAGGCGCTAGTTCGTTTGAAGAATCTTCAGATACATTAGCGACAGACACTTATTACATCCACACGCTTACTAGAAGTAATGGATCAACAGGGAATTTAACATACCGCGTGCATGGTGGTTCTTACGATGACAAAAGCTGGGACTCTGCAGAAACTCATACGGATGCAGATGCTTTTACGGTAAACAATATAGGATGTGCTTCAGACGGCGTGTTACCAGTAGAAGGAGTATTTAAAGATGTTTTAGTTTGGAAAGGAACAGCGTTGAGCGATGCACAAAGATCAGCTATGTACACTTATATATTAGCACAAGATTATTAAAATAAAATTAACTTAAATTAAATTAAAATGGCAACAAGCAAAGTAAAAGGAACTAGTAGGAAAATTAAAGAACTTAAGGGTATTAAACCTGAAAAGATAACTAGCGAACAGTTATCAAAAGTCCAAGGCACTGTGAACAATATAAATAGAGTTCAATTAGAAATTGGATCTATGGAGGTTAGAAAACATGAGATGATGCATAACATAGCTGGACTTAGAGAAGAGTTAAACATATTGCAAAAAGAGTTTGAAAAAGAATACGGCACGTTTGACATTAATATTCAAGATGGTACGATAAACTACGAGGAAGATGTCAAAGCTAATTCGTAAAATATCTGTAGGCAAAGACTACAAAAACGATGCAATGCACTACGCTGTAGGTCAGGAAGTTTACGGTGGACACGTTATTTGCGATATAATAGAAGAAGATGATAAGTATTCTATTTACATCAAAAAAGATAAAGACGTTTTACCATGGAAAGACTTTAATAAAAACATGGCTGTATCAGTAGAATATAATCTACAATACTAATGAAAAGTGTTTACAACTTTGTTGTGAAACCAAAAGGAGAAAGATATAACAATAAAAAAAAGGTTGGTAATTCAGAGTTAATACTTAATACTGAAATTTACAACCATCAATACGTAAATAGAGAAGCTGTTGTTACTTCAATTCCTATTATTGGTAATACAGATATTATGCCTGGTGACACAGTTATAGTACATCATAACGTTTTTAGAAGATGGCACAATATGCAAGGCGTAGAAAAAAATAGTAGATCTTATTTTAATGAATCTACATATTTTGTAAACTACGATCAAATATTTCTATATAAAAGAAATGAATCGTGGGTAGCTCCAAAAGGTTATTGTTTTGTAAAACCTTTGAAAGCAATAGATCAATTTAATATTGAATCTGAAAAACCACTTCAAGGTATTGTTAAGTATTCAGACAATACTATGAAAGTTAACGATCTAGTTGGATTTAATCCAGGTAGTGAATATGAGTTTGTCGTCGACGGCGAAAGACTATATCGAGTTTTATCTAATTTAATTACAATCAAATATGAATATCAAGGAGACGAAGAAGAATATAATCCAAGCTGGGCAAAGAGCGGTTGATGAGTTAATCAAAGTAGCTAAAGAACCTATTGTAGACTCTGATGATGATATATCAGCTGATAGATTAAAAAATGCCGCGGCTACTAAAAAACTAGCTATATTTGATGCGTTTGAAATACTTAATAGAATCCAAGAAGAAGAACAATTACTTGAGGGAAAGACACCTGAAAAGACAGAGAAAAAAACTTTTAAGGGATTCGCAGAAGGTAGATCTAAGTAATGTACGAGCAAAGTTTAGTTAAAACTATCGAACCTGTAAAAAAGACTACTATAAGTAGACTTAATAAGGGTAAGAAGTGGAAATATGGGTATGATAAAGAACATGATGTTATTGTTATATCTAAAACAGGACAGATAGGTGAAATAATAGAAATACAAAACCTGGCCATTGCTCTTCCTAAAGTACCTAAAAACGTATTTAAGCACGAGAAAAATAAATGGGTTAAATTTGAACAACCTAAAGAACTAAGTCGTCTTAAAAATATATTTGATTGGAGATCGTATCCTGATGAGCAAAAAGAACAGTGGTACGATTATATAGATGAAGAGTTTAAAAGAAGAGATGAGGGCTTTTGGTTTACTAATAATGGTAAAGCGACCTGGTTGCCTGGTACGCATTATATGTATTTACAATGGAGTAAAATAGATGTTGGAGCTCCTGACTTTAGAGAGGCTAATAGATTATTTTTTATATTTTGGGAAGCTTGTAAAGCGGACAAAAGATGTTATGGTATATGTTACCTAAAGAACAGAAGATCAGGGTTTTCGTTCATGTCATCTGCAGAAACAGTTAATTTAGCTACTCTCGCAAGTGATAGTAGATATGGTATACTTTCTAAATCAGGTGCTGATGCAAAAAAAATGTTTACAGATAAAGTAGTACCTATTAGTATTAATTATCCTTTTTTCTTCAAGCCCGTACAAGATGGTATGGATCGACCAAAATCAGAGTTGGCTTATAGAGTGCCAGCCAGTAAGTTTACAAGAAAAAAAATTACAACTAACGAAACTCTAGAAGATATACAAGGCTTAGATACAACTATAGATTGGAAGAACACAGGTGATAATAGCTATGACGGTGAAAAATTAGCGTTGCTAGTTCATGACGAGAGTGGTAAGTGGGAGAGGCCTGATAATATATTAAACAACTGGAGGGTTACAAAAACATGCTTGAGATTAGGTAGTAGAATAGTTGGTAAGTGCATGATGGGTTCAACTTCAAACTCTTTAGACAAAGGAGGTGATAACTTTAAAAAATTATACAATGCGTCAGATGTCACTAAACGAAATAGAAATGGTCAAACAAAATCTGGTTTATACTCTTTGTTTATCCCAATGGAATGGAACTATGAAGGATTTATTGACGAGTACGGAGTTCCAGTATTCACTACTCCTGACACAGATGTGCTTGCCCCAGACGGTGAATTAATAGACATAGGTGTAGTAGATAACTGGCAAAATGAAGCTGATGGTTTGAAAGACGATCAAGATGCTTTGAATGAATTTTACCGTCAGTTTCCTAGAACAGAAGAGCACGCATTTAGAGATGAGACTAAAAATAGTATTTTTAATCTTATTAAGATATACGAGCAGATAGATTACAACGAAGAGATGTCTAGAACACTTGGTATTACAACTGGTAATTTTCAATGGGTAAACGGTATCAAAGACTCTCAAGTAATATTTTATCCAGATCCTAATGGTAGATTTAAAGTTAGTTGGGTTCCATCTCAACAT